CATAAGCGAAATGTCGCAGGTTCGATTCCTATATGGTCCATCAATAATAAGCAGGAATGGAAGGTGGTGAAGTGGCAGGTTATGAAAACATAAGAGATAAAGGATTTGATAAGCGAAGTACGGAAGAACTACGGGAAATACAATCCCGTGGAGGTAAGAAAAGTGGCGAAGTAAGACGTAGGAAGGCAGACTTCCGGAAGACGTTGAACCTACTGCTTACTGCGAAAATAGATAATGAAGAATGGAAGCCGGTTTTAGAGTCGCTTGGTGTTGAGTGTACTCTGGAATCGGCTTTGCTTATGGCTCAGATCAAGATGGCACTGGCAGGAGATACGCAGGCAGCGAAGTTTGTGGCGCAGTATTCTGGCCAGAGTGGCAGAGCTGAGGAAGATATTGAGAACAAGAAAGCAGATACAGAGCTGATCAAGGCAAGAAAAGAAGCTATCACAGGTGAAAATGAGAATGATGAGGCGCTTGATCGGCTGGATCAGATTCTGAAAGAGGTGCGGGACAATGCAATTAAGCAAGAAACAGAATGAGTACATCGTGAACGCAACTCATAGATGGAATATCAAATCCGGAGCAGTACGTTCGGGAAAATCATATGTTGATACGGCTTTTGTTGTTCCTTTTCGTATCCGGGAGAGAATTGGTAAGCCAGGACTTAATATTATCCTTGGAGTATCTAAGGAATCTATCGAACGAAATGTGCTGCAGCCAATGCGTGAGATTTATACAGATAAACTAATTGGACAGATCAATAACCGAAATGTGGCTCATATCTGTGGAGATGAAGTGTATTGCCTAGGTGCTGAGAAGGTCAGTCAGGTAGCAAAGATTCAGGGGGCCAGTATTAAGTATTGCTACGGTGATGAGGTTGCCAAGTGGAACAAAGAAGTGTTCCAGATGCTGAAGTCGAGACTAGATAAACCATATAGTTGCTTTGATGGAGCCTGCAACCCAGAACAGCCGACACACTGGCTGAAAGAATTCCTGGACAACGAAGAACTGGATATTTATTTACAACGATACACAATCTTCGATAACCCTTTCTTACCCGCAGAATTTGTTGAGCAGCTCTGTAAGGAGTATGAGGGGACTATCTATTATGACCGTCTTATTATTGGTCTCTGGAAGAGGGCAGAGGGTGCTATTTATAAGCGATTTGCAGATAATCCTGAGAAGTTCCAGTGCGAAGTTGTGGAAGAGCTGACAGATGATCCGGAGCATAAGCAATTTAAAAAAGACGATATCGTATCAATAGAGATCGGGCTTGACTTCGGTGGCAATCAATCAGGTCATTCTTTTGTGGCCAGAGGTTACACAGATGATTACAGGGATGTGATCGGAATTATGTCTAAGCGAGTTATGGCAAAGGATGCGAATGAGGACATTGATAGTAATATGCTGGATCAACTGTTCTGCGATTTTGTTCAAGAGGTTATTGATAAATACAGTGTGATTAAAAAACAAGGCGATTATGTAGAATACTGCAACGTTGAATACTATGACAATGCAGAGACTGTTCTTGGCAATTCTATTCGTAATGCAGTAGAAAAGAAGTTCCCCTGGATTGTTGTCCGAAAGGCGAAGAAAGCAACAATACTTGACCGGATCCGTTGCACAGTTCGACTGATGGGAGCAGGGAGATTTTGGGTAACAAAGGATTGCAAGTCTCTGCAGACAGCATTTTCAGATGCCGTTTGGAACAAAGACGTAAAGGACAAGGACGAACGCCTGGATGATGGAAGTACTGACATTGATAGCTTGGATGCTTTCGAATACACGATTGAAAGAGATATGAGGGACCTGATAGAAGAGGTGGAAGATGTTTGATGGATTAAAAAGACTATGGGGAAGGATAGTGAACATGTTTAATTATACGACCTTTAAAAATATAATCGGCAAAGATGTGGCGCTGTCGCAGACCATGATCGAGGCCATCAATAAATGGAAACGAATGTTAGCTGGGAATGCGGACTGGTGCGGTGATATCGTAGAATCACTGAAACTGGAAGAAGGTATCTGCCGTGAATTTGCAGATTCCGTTCTGGTGGAGATGGAAGCCAAGATTTTGAATAACAACAATATGGACAAGGTTCTTCAGAAGAGTCTGTCGGATATGAACAAGAAGCTGCAGACCGGTCTTGCTCTTGGAGCAATGATTCTCAGACCACTTGGTCCGGATAAGGCAGAGTATGTTGCAGCAGATAAGTTTATTCCAATCAGCTTTGACGATAGCGGTATTCCAAATGACATTGCTTTTCTGGTTGTAAAGTGTGTTAGTGAGAATAATTACTACACAAGAGTTGAGCGACATTATTTTACAAATGGGAATCTGACAATTGAGAATAAATGTTATCATTCGCAGAGCCAAAATGATATTGGTCAGAGCTGCAGCTTGGATGAAGTTGCAGAGTGGGAAAACATTCTTCCAGGTCCGATCATTTATCCCGGCATGATTGAAATGGATTTCGGCTATTACCAAAATCCAATTGAGAACAAAGTAGATGGTTCTTCCTGTGGCGTATCTGTGTATGAATCAGCAGAGAATCTGATCAGAAAAGCGGATGTACAAGGAGCGCGATTGGATTGGGAATATGATTCCGGAGAACGTGCAATCCATGTGGACGATAGAGCACTTAAGAAAAAAGGAGGAAACACTTATCTTCCAAGACTTAAGAAACGTCTGTATAAAGGACTTAATCTTGAAGATGGAAAAGATAAGGATCTGTACAAAGAGTATTCTCCTGAAATGCGAGATGAAGCATTCAGAAGAGGTTTGGAAGAATACAAACGAGAAATCGAATTTAATGTCGGTCTTGCCTATGGAGATCTGTCTGACGCACAGGAAGTGGATAAGACAGCTACAGAGGTACTTGCTTCCAAGACAAGAAAATATAACCGTGTCACAGCGATTCAAGACAAGCTGGAAGAATGTCTGAATGGATTTGTAAACGCCCTGGCTTTTTACAATGGCTCTTATATGTCCGGAGTGGAATTTACCTGTGAGTTTAATGATTCAATTCTGGCTGATGAAGAATCTGAGAGGCAGCAGGACAGGCAGG